AATCTACGGAGATGCTATGGGACCACTATTCCCCCCAGGAGAAGTACCCATTAACGATTTCTCCTACTTAGCTGATTATAACTTATCTGTAGACCTAGAAAGACAGAATGCTTTGATTTTCAAGCAAGCAGATGTTGTAGGTATAGTGCTACCCATTGATGTTAAGTATGCAAAAACGAGTCAAAAACCTAGATCTATCGCTATTGATCATATAAATGTTCCCACAGTAGGAAGGGGAGCAATACTTTATTCTCCGTCATCCACAAACGCAGGAACTGTATTGTCCCTAACTGACCAAATTGTAAACAAAGACTTGTTTGCAATATATAATTTCCTTGAGACTACCTTGGAATTACCGTCTTCAATAAATTACCCTGTAACGAACTGCGCTACTGAAAATAGATATAATAATGCTCAGTTGGTGGGAGCATCTAAAAGAACACTATTCGTATCAGGTCTGGGTATCCCATACTTTGGAGGTATTGTTAAAAACAAATCCACAGACCCTGCTGGAGCCTCAGGTTTAGGATCATACGGGAAGCTACCCGACACCAAAGAGTTCCAGGACCTAACTTATTCGCCAAGTGGATTTACTATAGAATGCTGGGCTCATGTCCCTAACATTATGGATGGGGGCGTTGGATGGCTTAGTTCTACAGCATCCTCACTAACTAAAGTTATTCTGGCTAATGAGAATGTTGGTTCTGCCTCAGGAGTATTAGCTGTGGATCATACTGGGGCTGAACGAGATCTGGATTACTTGGAAAACAAAAGAGGGGAGAGCTTTGTCCGAGGAATGGTTTGTGGATTTACTAGAGATAGAAGAATCACCCAAGCTTCCGCAGGATACAGTAATAATAATTATGATAACGATCCAGCATCCTCATTGAGTTTCTTCATAGCTCCAACTCAGGCTAGAGACTCCTCCTCTGCTTCTTGGATCAATAACGATGACTGTCAGGATTATGAAACCTTCTACAAAATGAAAGTGGATCTTTCGGCTACGGATTTTGGCAATGTGTCTTCGCAATTTGTCCTTATTGATATAGCCTGTGACCCGAGGACGGATACTATTAAGCTGTTTGCTGATGGGTCATTAGTCGCCACCTCAGCTATATCAGCCGTATTCGGTGTAGATATAGGGATCCCACCGAGCTTACCATCCTTTAAGAAAGATAATAGCTTCCAGTACTCCTCAACTACGGTGGACGGACCTACAGTAATCAAACAAGGACCGCTACTAAATACCTATTACACCCCCTGGATAGTTGGTGGTGGGTATACGGATGGTATGTATCAACATGGAAACTTCCTAGGGGGAGATCGTGGAGGAATAACCAGTGGTCTTCGTGGACACCTAGGAAGTTTGAAATTTTACGCTAGAGCCCTAGATAACTCTGAAGTTTCAAAGAACTATAAAGCCCAACAGGGCTTCTTCAAGAATATTAAGATTTAATGGCTGCTAATCAAACAGTTTCGGTTTTTGGAAGAATATCTCCAAAGTATACTAAAGAGGGACCAACCTCTCAAAGGCATGAGGTGTATGGATTATCCTTCCCCTTAGGATCTACTCCAGCAGGAGGATACTTTTCTAGGAGATCGGGGATTCATACGATAAGAAATTCTGTTAAGCAGCTTTTATTAACAGAGCGAGGGGAAAGAGTTATGCTTCCTAACTTTGGATGCAATCTAAGAAAATATCTTTTCCAACCTCTAAGCCAATCCATCTTTGAATCAATTAAAAAAGAGATCCAATATTCCTTTGAGAATTATATTGTTGGAGCCAAAATTGTAAAAGTATCTGTATTCCCTTTTGGACCAACAGGACCAGCAGGAGGAAATTCCCTTAAAGTGATTTTGTCTTTGGGCTTGAATACCAATGATTTAGAAATATTTGATGTTGAGGTAAACATATCATGAACTTTTCAGGAACTATTGCATCAGACTTTATGAAGTTAGCAAATATCCCTGTTAATAAGAGACCGTCACTTATTAACTTTGCTGCTACTGATTTTATCACTCTTCGCAATTCCTTGATTGACTATGCTAAGGCAGTCTATCCAAGAGACTATACTGGCTTTGTAGAATCTGATTTAGGAATGATGTTCTTAGAGCTTGTGGCTTATATGGGATCTGTTATGTCCATGAAAGCTGATATGCTTGCTAACGAGAACTTCTTAGCTACCGCAACACAACGAGCTAGTGTTAAAAAGCTTTTAGAATTAGTTGGGGTTCAAATGAAAGGACCCCTCTCTTCTGCTGCTGATGTCAAAATTACTTCTCCTGTAGAGGTAACTGGAAATATCACTATCGCAGCAGCCGATAGAACTATAGAAACTACCTCCCCTGAAGATGGAGGAGTTCTAACTTATACACTATACAAAGTTGTTAATGGAGTTGTTGATACAATCAACACTGGAGGTAACATCATACTTTATCCTGTTGAAGGCCAAGGAACACCAGTAACAATATTTGAAAATGTAGTTATACAAGAGGGAACGCTTGTAAAGGATTCAGGAAGTTTCGCAGCTACCGAAGCTGTTAAGACTATTAAGCTTACACAAGGATCTATTGTAGAGGGTAGCATTCAGGTATATACTACTGGCCCCGACCCTACCAAGAATGGAGCCTTTGTTGAAGTGCCTAATGTATTCTTCGCCTCAGGAGCATCAGATAAGATTTTTGAAGTGCTTTACGATGATAATTATACAGCTACAGTAGTCTTTGGAGACGGCAGTGTTGGCGTTTCCCCAGACGATACCTCTAACTACGAAGTTTTCTATAGAGTGGGTGGGGGAACCCGTGGGAATATTGGGAAGGACATCATTAATAATACTATTCCTGGTACAATCAATACACTTGCCGATTCATTAGCTATAACAAACACTTCAAAAGCTACAGGAGGTGCAGACGCTGAAACTTTAGAACATGCTAAACGCTACGCCCCACTAACCTTTAGAAGACAGGATCGCTTAGTAACCTTAGAAGATTACTCAGTATTTGCTAATACCTTTATTAGCACTTTTGGTACGATTGGAAAGGCTACTGCTGCTACTCGCCAAGCATACTCCTCCGCTAATGTAATTGACATTTATGTATTAGAGAAAGCTTCAGACATGCAACTACAACGAGCTACTACAAACTTCAAAACTCAATTACTAACTGCTATAAGTAAAAAGAGGATGGCAACAGACGATGTGGTTATTGTGGATGGTCTTATTAGAACACTAGACCTAGTTACAACAATTCGAATTGATAGAGAAGAAGAGAAGAACCAGGACCAGATCAAAGCGAAAGTTAGAGATAAAATCATGAGCTACATGAATGTGGATAATCGTGATTTTGGACAAGATTTCATTGTATCTGAACTGAACAGACAAATCTTCGAAGTGGATGAGGTTAGAATTTCTACAGTAGATAATATAGAAGGGAGCCTTACGATTGATTTCAATGAGATTATTCAGTTGAATAATTTAACAATTAATGTATCCTTAATAGACTAATGGGAGATAGCAAATATACACCAAATCCTAGAAAATACTACAAGACAAACTTTGTAGATCTAGTGGAGCTTATCACCCCCGAGGTGTATAAGATGGAGGATTTATCTCTAAGTGGCACTGAAGTAAACCCCCTCTCTCAAGTAATCAACGCTCATATAAATGTAGCTGCCAACATCTCTAATGTTATATCCCTGTCAGGAGTGGCTAACAGCCAAACAAGTGCTTTAGATAGTATTGATGGAATAGCCCAGTATTTTGTAAAGCAAAATAAATTAACTAATATTAATCCCTTCTTATTTGAAAGTAAGATCATGCTTCCCCTGGGTACTAGTTTAGCAGATTATGATACAAGTGGGGAGTTTTTTACCTACCTGTCTGGGACACTACTCCCAATGATTATACCTGCGTCCACTACTCAGGTGGATCCGCTTCAAGCTAATATAACAACGCTATCGGCGTTAACAGGGGATTCGAATACTAGTAGCGTCCATAACTATTTAGTGGATACTTTGGGTTGGATGTATTTTTTGAATACTTCTGCTGATGGAGAGTTAGATTATTCCCCATCTAGCTATGTCCTCAATTCTTTAAATTCTCTATACATGGGGACTACCCTAGAGACTATTGATGGAATTAAAGGATTAACTGAGTACTTATGGAGAAACAATGAGACTTGTTCGTTCGGTTCATATATACCTGACGGTTTCGCTTCGGGTATAGCAGACGGAATTACAGAATCTAGTGCGGGGGTTCTACCGACATATACTAGCGGAACACAAAGGCTTGATGCTCTCAAAACCTTAATGGAGGTAGTTTACTCCCCCCTCTATATTGACGAGCAAGACTATACTGTTAAATCAGCATTCGATAATTATATTGATGCCTCTATGAAATTAGATAATAGAGTATCTAATGGACCTCATAGAAAATTTACTAATATTATGGGGTATGAGTTTGCTGACCTCAATGACCAAGTTGAAAATATTGGTTTAATTTATGATATTGATAATGTTAAGGGTGAACATCTTCAATACATAGCAGACCTTATTGGATTTAAACTTCGTGGTAGCTCTGCTTCGAAGTGGAGACACCAATTACGGTTAGCCCTTGATCTTTATAAGAAATCAGGAACTTTAGAATCTATTCAAGTAGCCATCAATACATTAATAGTTGATTCCGTATTCGATGTTTCTGGTAGAGTCCAAGAGTTATGGGAGTCCTACCTACCTCAGTTGATTTGGTATGCCCTAGGGACGGAATCCCCCTTATTTAGAGATCTAAATACTTGGACCCCTGGGCTGGCTAATCAAGCGGGAGTATTTTCGTACAGTACTAGTAGTCTAGAAGACAATATCAAGATGGTTACGGATAGTATTCTTCTAGATATGTACAA